GAACTGTAACGATTGTTCGTGTTGGACATATTGGTGGATATACTCACCAAAGACCTTTTGGTATCGTAATTAGTGGTTCTGACGGAGGAGAAAAATTAGTTGGAGTTTTACATGCAACTCACACTGGTGATGAATCAGTTGGTGTTATTGCAGATGCTGAAACAGCAGCAAATTTAATTGATTCTCAACCATCTGCATCAGCATTCTATATTAGTGGTTCAGCGTTAGGAACAGAATTATCAGCATCTGTACTTCCAAGTGCAGGAAATGATATTTCCGATGTATTTGGTGAATCACCAAGAGGTTCTAAAAAGGCTTATGTTTATAAGTACTTTGAAAAAGCAGCTGGTGACCAAACAAACTATATTGCACAAAGTGGTTCTCAAGTAATCGCTTTAGAATTGGGAGAACAAGTTTTCACACAAGATATTCAACATGCATCAACTCCTTGGATACAATCTCAGTTAATTTCTGGTGAAAGACATGACCTCTTCAGATTCCATACTATTGGTGATGGTACAAATTATAACAAAGAATATAAAATTGGAATATTTGGTGTAAAAGCCGCTGGTACTAATAATTCTACTGATTACTCAACTTTCTCAGTTGCTGTTAGAGGATACTCTGATACAGATAAGAGACCTGTAATCTTAGAAACATATAATAATGTTAACTTAGACCCTGCTTCACCAAACTATATTAAGAAAGTAATCGGTGATAGAAATCTTGTTATCGATGCGAATGGAAAACAAACAGAAAATGGTGATTATGTAAATCGTTCTAAGTTTATTAGAGTAGAAACTAAGGCAGAGGGTACATTCCCTGTAACTGCTGGACCATTTGGACATGGTAAGTATTTATCACCAATCTCTGGTTCAGATTCAATCACTCCTGGTGTAATATTCTCCACTGGTTCAAAAGATAACACATCATCTAATGGAGTTAAGTATAGTGGTATTGATTTAGAAACTACAACTATTAAAACTGATAATGCACATTTCTTATCACCAATTCCAACAGGAGCTGGAAATGGTTTAACTACCGTATTTGCATTTGATGGTACTGTAACGATTGATGGTGGTACTCACTCATTTGGATTCGAATTGACAGGTTCTGATTCAACTGATGTAAATAAGAGACAATTTGTTGTTGGTTTCCAAGAAGGATTCGATGGTGTATCTCCAACAACTGAAGTAGCACTTGCTGGTTCATCTGCTAACTTTGGTAGTGGTAACACTCAAGGATTCAATTGTTCTACTTCAACTTCAAGTGGTTCAGTTGCTTATGTAAAGGCAATTAACTCAGTATCTAACCCAGATGATTTTGATATTAACTTAGTATCAGTACCTGGTATTGTTCGTAGACATCACTCTTATGTATTTGATAAAGTGGTTGATATGGTAGAAGCAAGAGAAGATGCATTCTATATCGGTGATGTTGTTGGTGTAACTTACAACTCTGGTACAGGACAAGTTTCAACTGATAGTATTTCACAGGCAGTTGAACAGGCAAGTAACTTAGATTCTAACTATGTTGGTACTTACTACCCATGGGTTAAAACAATCGATTCAAGAACAAATAGATTAACTGCAGTTCCACCTTCAGTATTGATGCCTGGAATATATGCAGCGAACGATGCTGTTGCCGCTGAATGGTTTGCACCAGCAGGTTTAAACAGAGGTGGTATCGTAGGTGCTGTATCTGTATTAAACAGATTAACACATGCTGAAAGAGATACACTATATGAAGGAAAAGTTAACCCAATCGCAGCGTTCCCTGGTGAAGGTATCGTTGCATTCGGTCAGAAAACTCTTCAAGATAGAGCATCTGCACTTGATAGAATCAACGTAAGAAGATTACTTATCAAAGTTAAGAAGTATATTGCTTCTACATCAAGATACTTGGTGTTCGAACAAAATACGGCACAAACAAGAGGAAGATTCCTAAATACTGTTAATCCATATTTAGAAGGAATCCAACAAAGACAAGGTTTATATGCATTCCGAGTAGTGATGGATGAAACTAATAACACACCTGATGTAATCGACAGAAACATCTTGGCTGGACAGATTTTCTTACAACCAACGAAAACTGCTGAATTCATCGTGTTAGATTTCAACATTCTCCCAACAGGAGCTTCATTCTCGGCATAATTTAAAATAAAAAATAAAAAGGACTATATTTATAATAGTACAAATTAAGGAGAAAACAAAATGGCAGAAGTATTAGAATTTAACGATATGTTTTATACCAATTTTGAACCTAAAATGCAAAATAGGTTCATCATGGAAATTGATGGTATTCCTTCATATCTTATTAAAGTAGCAACAAGACCAACTATTCAGTTTGAAACTGTTGTTCTTGACCATATTAACGTTAAGAGAAAACTTAAAGGTAAAGGTGATTGGCAAGATGTAACCATGACACTTTATGACCCAATCGTACCTTCAGGTGCACAAGCTGTAATGGAGTGGGTGAGAACTTCTCACGAATCTATCACAGGTAGAGATGGGTATGCTGATTTCTATAAGAAAGATATCCAGTGTTATCTATTAGGACCTGTTGGTGATAAAATCGAACAATGGACTCTTAAAGGTGCATTTATTCAATCTGCGAACTTCGGTGGATTGGATTGGTCATCAAACGAACCTACTTCGATTGAACTAACACTTTCTTACGATTATGCTATCTTAGAATTCTAATATTGCTCCAACTTATTTTTTATAAAGAAAAAAGTTCTCTTAGTGAGAACTTTTTTTGTGTCTTTTTTTCAACTTTTTAAAAAGTATATATTTATATAAAACAAATTAAATTAAAGTTATATGGCAAATTACGATTTTCCTACTGAAGTGATATCACTCCCATCACAAGGTAAATGTTATCCTGAAGATAATCCCCTATCTTCTGGTCAAATTGAAATCAAGTACATGACTGCGAAAGAAGAAGAAATTCTTGCTTCACAGAATCTTATTAGAAAGGGGGTGGTACTTGATAAGTTATTCGAATCAATTATAGTTGATAAGAAAATTAATATCGATGATATTATATTGGGGGACAAAAATGCTATAATGTTGGCAGTTCGTATTTTGGGTTATGGTCCAGAATATACTGTTCAGGTACAAGATGAAATGGGTGATACTCATAAAACATCTGTTGACTTATCAAAAGTACAAACAAAAGAAACTGATTTAGAACTACTAAATAGAGAAAACTCTTATACATATACCACTACAACAGGAGTAAATCTTCAATGGAGAATATTAACTCATGGTGATGAAAAGAAAATTGATGCTGATATTAAAGCATTAAATAGATTAAATCAAGATGCACCATCCGCTGAATTAACTACAAGGTATCGATATATGATTACCTCTGTTGATGGTAAAGAAGATGTAAAATCAATCAATGATTTCATCAACAATAAGTTTTTAACAAGAGATACAAGAGCATTCCGAGAAAATGTTAGGAAACACCAGCCTGATATCAATATGGAATTCCCTTTCACTAATCCAACTACTGGTGATACGGAGGTGAAGCCCATTCCAATGGGTGTGGGGTTTTTTTGGCCTACCGACTAATTACTCAGTCATGCTCCATAAGCAAATTTTTGAGTTATGTTACTATGGTAATGGATTCACTCAAGAAGGAGTTTATAGGTTACCAGTACATATCAGAACGTTTTATTATAAACAACTTGCTGAGGCTAAAGAAAAGGAAGAAGAACAACTTAAAAAAAGTTCTAAATCTACAAATTCACAAGCTAAAGGACCAAATGTAAATGTGAGGAAGTAAATTCCTCACTTTTTTTTTAGACTATATTTATAGTAGTATAGATGTGGAGTATAAAAATATGAAAAAACTTACAACGGAACAAAGGCAAGTAGTTAAAGATTCTTTAACAAAAAAGTTTAATCTTCCAGAAGGACTTATAGATACATTATTTAAACGAGGTTTGAGTAAAAAACTCAAAGGTGATAAAGAGTTTGCAAAATTAGGAAAAGATTTAGATGATGCCTTCACTGCATTAAGAAAAAAAGCAGAAGAAAGAAAAAAACAAGGAAAACCAATTCCTAAAGCGTGGCAACGTTTATTAAACTAATATAAAGGAACTGTATTAGATGGCTGAATCGTTAAAGCAACAAAAAGAGAGAATTAAATTAGAACAGGAATATCAGAACGCTCTGAAAGTTTCCCAATCTCTTATAGCCGATATTCAATCGGATATTGATTCAGAAATTGATTATAGAACAAAATTAGGCCAAAAAATAAAAGAGTTTAATAGTGAATTGAAATCATCGGTTAGTGGACTGAGTGATTCTGCATCAATTACACAAGAAATTCAAAGAATAGAAGCTGAAAAAGATAGAATAGCTTCATCTCATTTTGGTAAAAATAAAGCAATTGGTGATGCTAAAATAGGTATATTAGATACTACCTTAGCTACATTACGAACAGAAGAAAAACTTGCTCAAAATACAGAAGCTGTAAATAAAGCAGCACAACAATACCAAGAATCAATAGGAGGTGCTCTTGATAAAATGACAGGACACCTTAATCAAGTACCTGTTCTTGGTGGAATGTTAGGTTCACTTGCTAAAAAAGGAGCAGATGGAATCAAAAACAAATTAGGTAAAGCAGCAAAACAATTTACAGTCGATTTTAACGATGGAATGAGAGAAGGTAAATCTCAAGCCGCTGGATTAGCAAACGCTATGAAGAAATCAGCTGGTGCTGTATTTAAATCTATATTCTCTTGGAGAACTGCCATGGTTGGGTTTGTTGCCCTACTTGGAATGAGTTTACTCACCATGGATAAAATGCAAAAATCCACAATTGCATTTAGACAAGAAACAGGAATACTCAACGGACAATTTGAAGGTATATCATCCAAGATAGGAACTGTATCAGGAATTGCTCAAGGTATGGGTGGTTCACTTGAAGATGGTGCAAAAGCAGCTGGAGCAATGTTTAACGCCTTTGGTGGTGTTGAGGATGTAAGTTCAGCGGTACTAAATAATACTACCAAATTAGCGGTAGGTATGGGATTAAGTGCAGATGCTATTGGTAATGTAAATAAATTATTCCAAAACGCATTCGGACAATCACAAGACCTTGCTCAGAACATGGTTAACATAACCGTTCAAGCTTCAAACTTAGCAGGAGTACCTGCAGATAAGGTATTGAAGGATATGGCGGAAAGTTCTGAAGAAGTTTACACTTACTTCAAAGGTTCACCACAATCTTTACAGAAGGCAGCAATTCAAGCAGCTAAATTAGGTACATCAATTAAACAAGCTGCTGGTGTTGCTAAGGGATTACTTGATTTTGAATCTTCTATTAATTCAGAATTAGAAGCAAGTGCAATATTAGGTACAAATCTTAACTTCAATCAAGCAAGATATCTTGCAGCTCAAGGTGATGTTGTAGGAGCTCAACAAGCAACTTTAAAAGAAGTAAGTAAACTTGGTGATTTAACAAAACTTAATGTTTATCAACAAGAAGCTCTTTCCAAAGCAGCAGGAATGCCAATTGGAGATATGATTAACCAACAGAGAATCCAAAAACAACTTGGTAATTTAAAAGGTAAAGATTTAGAAGCAGCTCAAGCTTTAATATCTTCGGGTAAAGATTTATCCAAACTGGATAAAGCTCAATTACAAGATGCATTGAAAAAACAAAAAACTACCAATGAAATGAACACATCTATGGATGTACTAAAAGGTCAATTGGCAAATATCGGTATGCAGGTAGGTCAATTATTAATGCCTTTAGCTCAAGGTTTGATGAAGTGGATAAATGATGGTGGAATGAAAATACTAAAAGGTGGTATTGAGAAGGTACAAACTGCATTCGATAAAATGGGAGACTGGTTTACTGCAAACAAACCATCGATTATGAGTTTTATTGATGGAATGAAAGAAGGGTTTGGTGTTGTTAAAGATGCTGTAATGAAAGCATACGATATTATAAAACCAGCATTTGATTGGATAGGTGATAAACTTGCAGGACTTAGTGGAGAAGAAGCGGGTAGTGCAGGTGGACTTGGTAAAAAGATAGTTGTATTAGGAGCCGCCTTTATGGGATTAAAATTAGTATTTCCATTATTAAAATTAATAGGTGGTGGTATATTTGGTATAGGAAAAAATCTACTCAGTCTTGGTAAAACAACAACTAAAACAGCATCAAGTAGTGGAGGATTTTTAAAAACATTAGGTAATGGTATTAAATCAATCGGCCAAGGATTGGGTGGAGCAATTAAATCTATTGCATCTGGTTTAGGTGGAGCAATGAAATCTATTGGTAGTGGTATTGGAGGTTTAATATCTGGTATATCAAGAGGTATTGGTACTGCATTGAATGTTATAGGAAAAGGACTTGGTGGATTCTTAAAAGGATTATCAGGTGGATTGGCATCATTAGCAAATCCAGCAGCTCTAATTGGATTAGCAGCAATTACATTAGCATTTATTGGTTTAGCGGCCGCCATGAGAATTATGGCTCCTGCACTTGAACCATTAGGTAAAATGTTTAAATCTATATTTGAAGGAATTGCCGCTATTGTAGTTCCTGTAATTGAAATACTTGTAAATGGATTTGTACAATTAGCAGATGTAATAGGAAATACTATGATAGGTATGATGGAGGCATTTGCACCTATCGTAGAAACGGTAGCTGGAGCTTTTGTATCAATTGCAGAAGTAGTTGGAGAAACAATCATAGGTGTATTTGATTCTATTGGTAATACACTTGGAATGATAGTAGAAAAATCAGGTAAAGCAAGTGAAGTAGCTGCTATGGCAGTAGCAATCACTGCTCTTGGTGGAGCACTTGCGGTCTTTGGAGTTGGAGCTGGAGCAGGTGCAGCCGCTGGTGGTATCGGAAATGCGGTTGGTGCTATTGGTAATAAATTTGCAAGTTGGGTGAGTGGTGAAGAACAACAACCAACAGGTCCTCTTGCAATGTTAGAAAAATTAATAACATTTGGACCAGGTATTACAACATTTTCAAGTCATTTAGTAACATCAATAGAAAATTTTGATATCTTTTTAGAAAAAGTACAATCCTCTATAACTCCTATTCAATCACTAACTCAAGTACTCAATGAGTTCTCAACTGCAATGTTTGGTGTAGCTATGGCAGCCAAAGGATTGGATGTTAAGAATATAGGATTCATCACAGGTATGGCTGGAGCAGCAACTGGTGGTAGTGCTAAATTACCAGAACTTGTTTCAAAATTAGCTGAAAAAATAGGATTAATTGAAGGTGGTAAGGGAGATAATAAAGAATTATTTAAAAAATTAGATGAATTAAAAGATGCAGTATTATTAGGTGCTTTAATTGAAATGGATGGTGAAATATTAACTCGTGGTGTACGAGCTAGAAGTGAAGCAAAAGATAGAGTAAATTATGCAAGTAGGTTGTTATCATAATGGAGAAATAAGATGCCAACGATATTAGAATTATTTAAAAATAAAGAATTAAATTTCCCTGGTGGTTCAACTGCTGATGGGTTGGTAGATTCTGCTGCTGAAGAAAATAGAGGTGGATTTAAACAACAAGTAACAAACTTCGTTCAACAAGAACTTACTGGTATAAGAATAAAATCTCTTGTAGATGTAAATAACCCACTTATATATGGTAATCAGGCAGTAAGAATAGCTCAAAGAACTACACCTGATAAAGATGAAATGAAAGAGGGTCGTGGTGTTAATAATGCTGGAGGAGGGTTAAATCTAAATAAAGGTATTAGTGCCGCTAGAGATGCTGTTAATACATTTCTTGGAATACCAGAAACCATGTTGCCATCGAGAATTATTAAATTAGATGGAGCACAAGATGCTATAAAAGGTAGTGGTACACCACTTCTTGATTGGACTGTACATCAAACTAATACAGCCGTTACACGAGAAGGATATGGTAAAAATGGAACTGGTCTTGGTGCTTTATTAAAAAATTCAGCAGGTAACCCATCTACATTGGGTAAACAAGCAGTTGGTGGTGCTATTGGT